TCTCCGCCCCAAAGTGCCCATGCAACTCGACCTTTGGAAGGGTAGCCCTTTTCACCTGGACTAAAACCCTCTGCTTCCTTATCAACCTCATGACGAGAGAAGAAAGAAAACATCCGACGAACCGTACTAGCAGAAAGTTCCTGCTTGTTTTTAAGTTGACGAGCCCTAGCAATGCCAACAGCGGTTCCGCCTGGTTTGCCTTCTTTCCGCCAAGCGAGGGCGCGCTCGGCTTCCTTTTTCATCCCGTCAGTAGGGGTAAGATCAACATCTACACCTCTATACTTCGCCATCTTCGTCTCCCTCTGGCCGTCCCCCTTCGTTGGGGTTAGTGGCCGATCCTACAATATTCTGAGGTACACGAAGTTTATCCTCATCTTGCATTGTATCATACGCTAGTGCAGAACGTGCTTCATTAACAGTAATGATGCCAGTATTGACTAGTGTAGAGTAGAAATTGGCCTGTTCTTTTAGTTCTGGCTGTAGACCCGGAATATCATTGTCTGGCTTTAGCTTGTACCCAAAGTACCGTTCAAAACCTTTCAAGAACTTGTCTACAATCGGAATAATGGTTTCAATATAGTAAAGACGCTGATTTGGTCTAATGTTAGCATTGTTACCGCCCATTAGTAGTACAGGTGGGATGCCTAGGGAAGTAAGTACTGCACTTTCCTGGTTCTTAATGCTTGACTCAAAATCTAGCTCTTTAAAACTAGTATTGGAAATCTTGTCTAGTTCTAGTCCACCGTCAAGGATAAGTGGGCGCTTGCCGCCTTTGTTCGGCGCATACGCTCTCAACCAACCTTCGATCATACGCTCTTTTAGTTTATCGGAAAGAGCATTTGGACTTTTTAGAATCAGCCCCGGCACAGCACCGTTTTCAAAGAAAGTATCCTGAAAGCTAAGCATACGTGCCAAAAGCGTCATATTTTTTGCAGCAGCTTTTAGAGGCGACGCACCTCGGTAAATACCGCGCATAGAGTTGTGTTTAATATGGATCATCTCCTCTGGGCTATAGACGATCTTGTGGACTTTGTACCCTTTTACATATAGTTTTTCATCGGGTTCAATTTCTACAAGATGTGCTGGCATGTGGTAAATGTGCACACCATCATAGTAAATAAAAGCATTTCCCTCCACCAGCAAATCTGTGAGGAGTAGTCGGCGGAACGAAGAGATGTCTTGGAAGGGATTTGGTTCATAATTCAACAATCTGTGTACGGTTTCTCTACGTACACCCTTTACTGGAGGAAAGTTCTGTGGGATATCTTCATAGTCAACTAGGATATCTATTTGGCTGCAGCTATCGACAATCATATTGATAGCGCGATTAACGACACCTAGGTTTTCATAGTAGGACCAATACTGATTAGCAAGAGGCGGTACATTTGTACCCTCTTGCATCTGGATATAAGGCTGTGAAGGATTAAGTTTAGTTCTTATCCCCATAACCTCTAATGTTCTATCTAGAATGTTTGCCACGATGTACGTCTACCCATTTTCTTTGCCCTTTAGCAGAACTAACTACCGGAGCTTTTCCAAAGTACGAATGTAGTCTTTCATGGTGTTGCTTACACAATGTAACTACGTCTTCATACAATTCTTTTTGATGATCCGCAATAAATTCGTCTCTTACAGCTAAAATATCGTCGTCTGTGTGTATAGTTATATTCTTACGTCTGCACCAAATATTAAACAAGTCCGTTACGCCAGCAAAGTGATGGAGTTGAAGGTTCTCATCTGTTCCACAAATATAGCACTCACTATCCTTCTGGTACGCCTTCTTTGCTCTATCTCTAATATACTTTACTGGCAAACGCTTCATGATATAATTTTACTCTTACGACATTACTTAGTCAAGACAAATTTTTTACAGCTCTTGTTCAATGACCTGCAATCCATTTGCAGAGGCAACCCAGTCAAGGTGTTCTCTGCCATATAGCACAGCTTCATTTACAGTAGGATCGGCGCTAACAATAAGTTGGGCGCGAAGAGCATCTACTGTAGCTTGATCTGCATTTTCTAGAAGTCCTGCCATAAGGTTGTCATAGATTGTACGATCTGCAAGAATTTCTGTATAATTTTTTTCTGCTGCCTTGTGATCTCTAATAGCTCTACTATATGCATGTAGAGGTGCTCTGATCGTTGTAAGTGCATCATGATATGCTACTAGGTCTGCATCATAAGTGTCGGATTCTGGGTCTGGTTGTGTAAGAGCAGCTTCGGCTTCCGCAGCAGCTTGTAGTACGTCTTCTGAAAGTGGGGCTGGAGCATCTCCAACAACTGGAAGCTCTTCTGGCTGTCCAGTTACGGTCCACAAAAAGTGCCTACGAGCTGTAGCATGAAGAGCCTTATGTGTAGGCTCACCAGTGCCATCGGCAGATAGCGGTACGCTAAAGCCTGGGGTATACCCGATTGCTTCTGCCATTTGATCTACCGCAGGAATTGTATCCACCGGGCAGATTATTACCATACTTCTAACAGTATATTGTGTCATAAAATTCCTTTCTTAAGTTTTCTTACTTAACATATAGTTTTCGAGAAGGTCACGATCTCGGCCATCGAGGCGGGTGTCCACTGCGGCCCATGAGTAGAGGCGACCAGTAGAGTCCCATGTGGTGCCTAGTTCTTGGCCAATGTAGAAGCCGGGATTTGTCCATTGCGATTGCACTGAAAGATTTGCTTCTTCGACTCCGATGGTGTGATCTGTGTTATCAATCAATTCGGTAAACACATCACCCCAATTCGTGTATGCTTTTATAGCACCATCCTGCCTAAACACTGGAGTACCTGCTCCTGCGGCTGTCCCGACCGTCGTACTTCCTTGATGCGCTACCAATATCCAAGCAGCGGATAGCGTGGCAAACATAATTTGCTGGTAATCTGCCGTAGCATCCCCCCTAAACGTCTTATACAGCGTCGCATTGGTGGAAGACCCGAAGTCAGTCCCGGGCAGGATCAGGTTGTCGTCCACCCCATCGAAGTCGAGGTAAAACGCACGGGCCACTGAGGCGGGGACTTCTTGGATTATGACGTTGTCGATTTTAGCTGTTTCTCCGTCAAGGTTTGCAAAAAAACTAATCCAAAAATCATCTCGGTCGGCTTGCATGTAGTGTTCATGCCAAAGGCCCCCCAAGTAGTTCTGATTTAGCATGGATCCACCCAAAAACGCAGCACCTGCACGAGCCGTGACGTTATTATCAGGCAAATAAAACCGTAGACGATACCACTTGTTCAGTGTCGTACCGGTCACTTGAATATGGATATACCCAAAATTTGAACCATCGTCTCGCGGCAGGTTGGCAACCCCGCCAGCAATTGTTGCACTCGTCGTCGGTGTACCTACAGCAAGTTTCGACCAATTCCCCGTATCCGTATCAAACGTACTGTCGTCATCCCCCGCAGATGTCAGCAGAAGGTTCGGGGTGAGGACTTCTTTGACGGAAAAATTATCAAAATCAAAGTCTGTAACGCCGCCTGCACGATCAACGTAGACATTTGCTGTGCCGGTGCTTCCAGCAACAAAAATAATACTTTTCGGACCAACTGTGGACCCCAACTGAAATGTTCCCGAAGCAGTGCCTGTCAGTGTAATCCGGGCCGATCCTGAATTTACAGCCACCAGATCCAAAGAAACTTCGTATGCTTTACCTGCTTCTACATATACTCCTCTAGCAATATACTGGTAACTGCCATCGGTGCTAATTACGCTGCCAACACCGTCAACTAATTCGGACTGGGCAGAAAATGACCACCCCGTAGCCCCATCCGAGAAGTCCCCATTCGTCACCAACTCATCACCACGACCGTCGAAGACCGTGTTGACCTTTTTGACGGAGATGTTGTCGATGTCTACGTTGTCCGCACCAGAGCCGCCCAAGTAGGCCACAACTACGTTTCCGGTGCTTATTGCCCGGAGGGTTTCTGTGTATGTACCTTCCACGGCTCTAAGGGTTCCGGACGTGCCTCCAATACTTATGCGAGTAGATCCCGCCCCTGTTTTATTAGAACTCGTATAAGTGACCTCATACTCTGCCCCAATTTCAACGGGCACGGTCTGGTTTACTTGACCTCCTGCGCCGGGAAGAGATGCAACGCCATTAGCAATGGTCGCACCAACAACTTTAGTCCAATTACTGTCTGTATCAAAGGTTCCATTGGTAACCAGTTCTGCGCTTCGTGTCCCATCATCAGTCAGTTCTGATGCGGTAGTATCGAGAACACTTGCAAGGATAGGCCGTGCGGCATCCGATGGGGCTTGGGCGATGTAACCGGGAAGTTCTTTAACAGAGATATTGTCAACCGTCACAGAGTCCGCTGGGTTGGTACTATTGCCTCTTACTGCAAATCCTAAATTTGTAGCAGCCGCTGTGCCTACAGCGGTATATATTCCCGGTGATGTTACTGCCAATAACGAGGGAGAGCCGCCGATATATAGAGATGCACTTCCTCCGGTTATTGCGGTAACCTCTACGGTAATTTCGTAAGTTTTGCCTAATTCAATGCCTGTTCCCCACTTAAGGTATTCTGGTGTACCCCCAACATGCGTAGCAGCACCACCTGAAACACTCCAACCAGTTCCAAGTGTCCACCCAGTGCTCCCATCAGAGAAGTCACCATTAGTTACCAACTCTGGTTGCCCCGCAAGGTAATTAGACATTGAGTCTCCACCAGTGCCTGAGACGTCCATCATCGTGCCTACCGGGTCACCTTCTACGGGTATTCCATCGGAGCCGGTGCGTCCAACCCGCAAACTTGTCGTATCGTCAATGTCAAACAATGCAGCTGCCGTTTGGGCGCTAAGCATATCGTAAACATTGGTATGCGGGGTAACTTCTGTTGGTTCGATCCTAGCTGTGGTGCCGAGGTACTTTTGTAGGGTGTCTAGTTCATCATAGTCTACTTGACCCTGGCCCCATGCGCCGCCGTAGAAGCGGCCGTCGAAGCCTGCGGCAAATGTTGTGTTTGCTTCCGTAAACAGAGCAAGGCCTTGGGTATTTCCGCTGTCGTCAAATGGTGTAAATGTATCGAACCCAACACCATTTACTGTCCCGCGCATAGCGTTCGTATCGTACTGCTCAATAGTTAAAACATGAGGAACGATGCAAGAGCCATCAGACATATAGTTGCCTTGATAGGACCCGTCTGCATACCACACTGCCCACTTATTAGTTTGGGTCATTGGAGAAGACTGATAGCCAGAAGCTGTGGCAAAAGGTCGATCTAGACCATTACCGTCATCAGACTTCCAAGCCCCCGTATGCCACCACTGCTCCCCAAGGTTCAGGGTCGGGGTAACTTCCATCCAGTCGTCTACCCCATCGGTGTCGAGGTAGTAGGACGTGGGGGTGGCTGAAGGAAGTTCTTGGAGGGTTATGTTGTCAATAGAGAGGACAGTTCCTGCGTCTGCCGTAAATATCAAATAATTACTAACCCCATCTGCTCTTAAGATACCTTCGTGCCATCCGGCTGAGTTGACGGCAAGGTTAGTTGAGGCAGAATTTCCGGGAATAGCATACACATACCCAGTAGTATGGGAATTAACGTAGAACCTTATCCGATACCATTTGTTTGCTTCGAGGTTCGCAGGGTAAGACAGGTTGGATTGTGCAGGGTTTGTCCCATCACAGGATGCCACCCCACTCCCAATGGACCACCCGGTGCCCTTACTCCAGTTCCCCGTATCGGTATTGAAAGTGGAGTCGTCGTCGGAGCCATTGGCAGCGATCAAAAGATTAGGAGATACGTATGTGTTAACCTTCGCTCCGTACAAGTGAATGGAGTCGCCAATAGTAACATCAACGGTCGCATCATCGCTTGCAAGATAAATTACAGCAAATCCCAACGCTGGGGCCGCTGATGTAATCGTGCACAGGAACCAGCCATTTCCGGCGCTTTCAATCGTTGCCTCGTAACCAGATGATACTGTTCCAACAGTTCCAGCAGAAACATTGAAGTATGCTCCCGGTGCGCCACCGAAGCCCATGAACGCCCAGTTCGTAGTTCCTGCTTTTATGTAACAACTAAACCAATGCCGTCCCGTAGGTGCCGATCCCGCAGTGGTAAATGTTTGCGATACATACGACCCGATTGAGTTTGTTATGTTGGAGGTGAATGTATCCGCAAGCGATCCGCCATCAGGATCGGTCTGAGTATTTCCTGTCGCAACGCCTCTGGCTTGGGTCCAGCTATCAAAAGCATTTTCACCGCTAATGAGATTTGTGGTCCCCCGCTGATTAAACGCGGTGTTAACCTTGCGCACAGAGATAGAATTTATTCTTCCTTGCCAATTATTAGCATAAAGTACTATGTATCTTTCGTTTGTTCCAAAAGTTCCATTAAGCGTCTGCCGGCGAACTTTTGTTATACCGTCGTAATGAGCAATTGAGCCAATATAATAACTGCCCAGCCTAAAGCTGATCCCTTGGGTATTACCTTCGTCTCTATCCGCATCAATTATAATATCATAATATTCTCCGGGCTCTATAACATCGGGTATATCGAGAACAGCATTAGAAGTAATTTGAATAGAGCCGTCTGCATTTAATACTGTCTGAGAAGCCCAACTTTCCCTATAGTACCATAGGTTAGGACCAAGATTTCCATTATCCGTAAGATCACTCCAAGCTAGATCAGGGTCATCCATCAGGGTAGGACGGGCTGCATCGCTAAAAGCTACTGCGTGGTAGCCGGGAATTTCTTTTACTGAGATATTGTCAAAAAATGAATTAGAAGGTATTGCGGCTTGAGTTGCCATAAGCCTAACTGTACTAGTCGTGCTTAGAGCCTGAAAAGTAACTGATAATTCTCCATCAGTAGTAGTAGGGCTGCCAATAATAAATCCTCCGTTAGCCCCATCTCGAACCTGTAAAAAGACGTTTGTTAAGTTGGCCCCAACCCTACCATATCCTGTAACAATATAAGTTTTTCCAATTTCTGTGCTAAAAGATTGCCAAGCATAAGTTGAACCACTATTCATAGTTATATTCAGTTCACCGCTGACAGTACTTAAAACAATATTTGAGTCCTGTTCATTCCAGTCTATCGTAGGGTCCGTATCAAACGTCCCATTCGTAAGCAACTCAGTTTGTGTCGCCAGAAACTCATCCATGCTCCCAGACAGCCCAGAGGTATCCAGCATTGTCCCTACAGGATCACCTACGGTTGGGTGTCCCCCACCACCATTACGACCTACATACAGGGAAGTTAAATCAGCAGGGTTGTAAAACACATTTGCGTTACCACCTGCTTTCTCTATTCCTACTAGGTCTTTAAAGTCAAACGCAAGCCTAGAGACAGAACGTAGTAGTCCTGTCAAATAAGGGCTTGCGTCTCTTACAACTGATTTTACGGGGGATTTAATCATATTAGCCTGCCAAAATGCTGCAAACAGCACTACCGCCACTTACTCCAGTAGCATATAGTCTATAATAACCAGGTCCTTCTACATTCTTGGTTGTGCTAGAGGTATAACCTGCTTCTACAGGCACAAAGTTTGTTGCACCATCCATAGAACGTTGTAGGGTTACGGTAATTGTACCAGTGATTGCCACTGAAAAGCCTGCGGTTTGATTTTCTTCAACACCCCAAGGGCCTAGGGCTTCGCCATTGGCATCTAGTGTTTGTGTAACTAGTCTCATGGTTTTTCTCCAATCCTTAGAGTCTTATACTCTAAAGCTATTGTATAATTACTAAAATTTTTAGTCAAGTAAAATTTTTCTAAAATGACCCGACACTGGTCTGATGACTGTATAAACAGTAACGCATAGCATCTGACATGTGTGATGCCCAGTTGTGTAAGGGTCTCTCTTTTCCCACACCAGTGTTATCCCATTGATACGCTTCTAGTGCTTTTAATATTTCTTTACAGTTTTGGTCTACAATAAGGCGATCATTGTCTACAATTCCTGCCATATGTGCAATACCGTCTAATATACTTTTCTTTGCATTGATAGTACTAATCCCAAAATCAGCAGCTAAGTCTGCTCTAAATTGTGCTGCCGCACTATCAATATAGATATAATCAATATCGTACTTATCCATATAAAATTGTATTGCTTTAGCGTGTTTCGACGTACTATCTTCTGCTGATAAGTATTCTGCTAGTGCATAGTACTTGTCCGTCCTATAGTCATACGCAAGCACACAAAGGGCTGTAGGGTCGCGATATCCCACGTCTAGGCCAGCCACGATGTCGAAGTCACTAGTATCCAGTCCAGCCAGGTTTTGCACTTGGGTGTCGAAGTTGAACGAATAAATACGACCTTCAAAAGTTGCAAAGTCTGCTTCATATTCCTGTCGAAATT